GAGTGTTTCCACTCCTCCAGAGTCTTTTGGCTCTTTCCCTCACAACAACAGTCGGATATACGTTATGGCCAACAGAGAGAGATTCCAATATAATGGATTCAAGCAGGGTCGTATGGTAAAAAATACGATTGTAAGAGATAGATCCTTCTATAGTAATATTAACTATTGTGGTGATCTACCTGTTACTGGTGACAGCGGTTTCTTCAACACGAAGCAACTCACCATACAAGGTGGCGTTGCAAATGTTGGAGATGTTGCTCACCCCCCATCTGTTGGTTTGGCATGTAAGGATTATCTAATGGAGGCGTTTCCGCCTGATCCATTCGATGCCATATATGCCCATAGTGTATCGCCGTTGAGACCCTCGAACGCGGTTCTTGCTGCGCAATTGCTGGCGCACACGAACCCTAGCAGGGCATCAGTCGATGTTCCTGCTTTTGTGTACGAGATGAAGGACATACCTTCTCTGATCAAAGAGGTCGGAGAGGGTCTGCTCGCCAGATTCGGCGACGCCAATTTAACCTGGTGGTTTTATTGGAAGCCTTTATTGGGTGATATGAGAAAAATGGTTCTTGCTGCTGATGCCATAATGAAACGGCAGAAGGAGTTAGAACATCTCAATTCATCTGGTCTCAAGCGGAAGATGGACTTGTGGAGTGGAAGTAATTCCTTCTCCAAGGCAGCACGCTATTTACAGTCGTACGGCTTTACAGCCTATTCTACGAATGTTTCGCGTACTGACAGTCGGATATGGGGCTTTGTACGTTGGTTTCCAACGTCTGCCCCAACTCTGATCAAGTCCGATTTACGAGAACAGGCCAGGAAAGCCGTCCTTGGGTTAACGGTTGATCCGTTGACCGCTTGGGAGGTCTTTCCTTGGTCATGGTTTATAGATTGGTTTTCGAATGCAGGTGATATACTTGCTTCGCATCGCAATCTCGTAGGTGCTTCTCATAGTCAAGTACTGATTATGGAAGAGACTACAACCACTTCACGTTGGACGAATACAGATTTTGACAGTAGTAAGTACTGTTCAAATCCTACAACGATCCTCGTGAACAAAACTCGTAATCTTGTAGCTTCCGAAGCTGTTTCCGCCTACCTGCCTATTTTAACACCTAGGCAGTTATCGATACTCGGTTCGATCGGGGTTACCCGGCGTATGCCGAGGTAACTTTGTACAATCGAGGAGTTCAAGTCATGTTCGCAGATACCCTTACTATTACCATCAACTCGGTCGCCAAGGTTCTCACTCGTGTGAACCAAGACGGCTACTCGTCAGAGTATCTCCTTCGGGAGACGACTGGTGACTATAAGTTGAAGCTCAGGAATTCGTCGTATATGGATAAAAACCGCGGTGTGACGATTGATCGTCACAACGTAGAATTTACCTATACGATTTATCCTGTTGCTCCATCCACTGTTTCCACAATTCGCAAGTACTATTCGGTACTTGAACATGATCATACCGACGACGTAGTCGCCGATACGAACTTTGCAGTTGGTATCACTGGGTTCCAAACCAGTGCTAATTTTACCAAACTGTTGAATTGGGAATCGTAGCCTAAGCTACAAGTGGAGGGGATTTGCGGCTAAGATTATCTCTATCCTACCAATAGGAGATTGATATGAAGAGCTTAGCAAATGACTTGCTCAAGGTAGAACTTGCACTTCTTAACGACGTGCAGGTTACATACCCTGTCGATGAAACGGAAATTAGTCGTGATAGAAAGCGACTCGTTTCCCTTGTTAAAGAGAGAGGTCTAGGTGTTTTCACTCTAGACCTCCCGGCTCTCGATGAGGTCCTAATTCAGGGTCTCGAAAGCAGCCGTCTTACTTTAGGTTGTGCTCTAAGCAAAAGAGCTTCTCCTAGAGTCCTAGTGCCCAAATTATTTCGGGGACTATGGTTACGGATCTTTAACGTCGATGGTACATTGAGCGAGAAGCCCGACGAAACTGCAATTTTCTTTTTACGACAACTTTGTTGTCTTGGAAAGAAATTGGAGGTCGAGTGTTCCCCTACGCGGCTTAGAAAAGCCACAAAGGAGTACTTCGATGTCGAGCGAGAACTTCGAGCTCCCACCCTCAGGTGGGAATCCGATGAACTCGGGTCCGAAACAGAAATGGCTAATTGTAGTTTTGACGACTATAATCACCATTTTGACGAGCATCAACCAGATTTATGGGGCGAACCCCCTAAGCTGAGAGATGACGTTACCATTCGGACTTTACTCAGAAGACTTCAGATTAACTCTGACTTCTTCTCCCTTGCTATTGGTGAATATGATCCATTAGAGTTTTCTAACTCTAATTTCACTGTTCGCAATAGCTCGGGGCTCAATCATGGACCTGGTGCTGTTGCGGATCCAACTAAAGAAAGGTACAAATATGTCTTTCCTAATTGGCCGCTTAAGCTTGACCGACTCTTTGGATTTAACTCGTTTGGGAGGTTCTTACCTGGCCAAGACGATTCCTTGCGAGGAACTGTTTTGTCCGGAGATAATCAACTCTCATTCAAGTATGAGTCGGTTTGTAACCAACAAGATGTACAGGGACTGGTTTCTTCTCTCTACGATTTGGGTTCTAAATACTCCGGAATCCGGAGTTATAGACCAAGATCAATGGAGAAGGACGTTCGATCTTTGCGAAAGGATAGCATCCTTCGTGGAATCGACAGACCTGGACATCATGAACCCTGTTCTCGTCTCCTTGCAGTCCCAAAGACTGCTAAAGGGCCGAGGCTTATTGCAGCTGAGCCAACTGCACACCAATGGTGTCAGCAGCTTACTAAGCTGTTCTTAAGCGAAAGGTTGAAGGGACTCTTTGCAGATAATTTTATCTGCTTTGAGAAACAACAACTTTCACAAGGTATGGTTATCTCTGCTTCCTTGGACAAGCGATTAGCTACGGTTGATCTATCTTCCGCAAGCGATCGCCTGTCCTGTGCCGTTGTAGAGCGTGCGTTCAGAAGAAATCCTTCTGTACTTCGCGCTTTACACGCGCACAGGACCCGCTGGTTGGTGACTGATAAAACCATATCAGACACTCGTGAATATCTTCGCTTGAAGAAATTCGCCAGTCAGGGAACAGCAGTTACGTTTCCTGTGCAGACAATCATCTTCTTCCTATGTGCTATTACCGCAAGCGGTTTCCTAGCACAGCGGCCTGAAGACTTTATCTGCAATAATAGGATTTGCAATCCTATTAGCAAGTTACGTAACAAGGTCCGCGTCTATGGGGATGATATTATTATCCCCACTGACGGGTATGGTTCGCTAACTCTCTTACTCCATGTTTTAGGCCTGAAGGTAAACGAAAGTAAATCATTCTTTCGTGGTTCCTTTAGGGAATCCTGCGGCATGGATGCTTTTGCTGGGGTTGATGTAACACCAGTAAAACCAAAGAGAATATGCGCTACCGGACCACAGTCGCGACAGGCTATCATTGACACATCCAACCTTTTCTTTACGAAAGGGCTCTGGAATGCCTCTGAAGCCTATATGTCGATACTTCCGGGTTGGGTTCGCAAGAACCTCCCGGTTGGTAGGCCCGATTGTGGAGCAGTATGTAGGTTCTCATTCGTTGGAAATAATCATGAACACCTCCGAAAGAGGTATAATGAAAAACTCCAACGGTATGAGATAAGGACATACGGGATTCGATCCCGTGTGCGCCGAATTCCTACTAACCTGCCTCAGTCGCTTCTTCAGTTTTATACTGAAAACCCATCGCCCGATGTAAATTGGGCTTCGGGTCGCGACTCGAGACCGAAGATCAGCGATGGTCTTCGGTGGGAGTTCCCATTTTGGAATGCCGGGTAATACCCGGCAAACAGAATGGGTAAAGAGGAGTACTCTTAGTACTACTCTGAG